ATCGTCCAGCATCGGGACACCGACGATCGATGCACGCGCCTCGGACATTTGTGGGACTGTAACCGGTGGGACTGGCTCGACCGGCATAACGATCACCTTTGAGGTGCAGTATGCGACGACCGTGCCGCATGTCGTGGTGACGGCGCGCGACGGCTTAACCTTTACCTATACCGTGTCGCAGGCGGCAATCACGATAACGCACGCTGCGGCAACGGGTCGCATCTTCGATTACATGGTGATCCAATGACCGAGGCCCGTTTGCTGACGACCGATGGCGGCTATGTGACGACTCTGACGGTGCCGGACGATGCAGAGCCCCCCGAAAGCTATCGGGTCGGTGACCGTAGCTTTGAGCGAACGAGTTCCGTCAGCCTAAGTGAAGGCAACGTTGTGTGGATCTACACCGGACCGCCTGAACCGCCGCCGCCAGAACCTCTCCCGATCGATTATCCACCGGAAGATCTGATCCATGATTGATCCCACCAGCTTGGTTGCCGTCACATTGCGTGCGCAGGAGTGGAATACCCTGATCGCACTCATCACCGAGGCGCCATACAAACTCGCTGCGCCGCTGATTGCCGCCATTCATCAGCAATGCATGGAGCACGACGCGCCGATGCGCGTGTCCGGCGGGGCCAACGGCGCAGAACCTCATCCCGAGCCATAGGAGGCCGCAATGGCCAGCACAGCCGGTCAGATGACGTTGGTACCGACAGGCAACCCGCAGTGGCGGGCGGCGAATGGCGGCGTTGTCCAGAGCTTTCAGGCGCCGGTGCCGCCGCAGACCAACCGCCCCCATACCGGCACGTCCTACGGCACGTACCGGGACTGGGTGATGAGGATGGGCTACTCGCGCACCAAAGGCATTGCCGGGTGGCGGATAATCCTACCCTACGACGCAGGCGCGACGTGGTTCGTGGCCGTGACGGACGATTCCTCCGACACGCCGACCGGCGTTACCAACGATGCCAACCACCCGCCGGCTGGCGTGAAGTAGCTCAGATGCCAGAGAGGACTAACTGCGGCGACGTACTTTCTTTGGTCCGTTGGAGATACGCGATGACTTTCAGTAAGCGCTGTGGGCTGTCGCCTGACATTCCTAGAATGATATTGCAAGGTTGGCAGATCCAGCCACGAAAGTGGCCTTTCTGATGACAGTGGTCCCACATAATTTTGCGATGTGTAGCGGCGCAGATTTCGCATGCGTCAGGTCTCGGTCTGCCGGCGGCGGTTTCGCGCTTCCTGTCGTGGTAGCTTTTCTCCTTCTTCCTCACTCGAATCGGATCAAGCAGACGTTGCTTCCTTACGCGCTCCGCTTGGCGCGCCTTTCTTTCTGGCTTGGAATCATGGATTTTACCTGCCTTGCGCTCCTGTTCTGCGTGTGTGGCGTGATAGCGTCGATATCTTGCGCGTTCTTTCTCTGGATCTTTGCGTGCGTTGATAGCTTGCCGCTTATCCTTGTGAGTTGCCTCGTAAGTCCGATTATACTCACGGATCTTCTCTTTGTTTGCCGCGTACCAAAGACGATGGGCGGCGGCAATCCTTTCCTTATTTGTCTGCCGATAGACACGGCGCGCTTCCAGGTCTTTATGTGGCATGAGCCGCGGTCCTTCTCATACAAGGGCGTGGTCAGGGGCGGCGGCAGTGCTGATAACACTACTGTCGCCCCGCTTATCGTGGGGGCTTGTTATGCCTGACACTTTTACCGCTAATCTGGCCTTAGTCAAGCCTGAAGTCGGCGCTTCAAGAGATACCTGGGGTAGTAAGACTAACAGTAACTGGGATATCGTGGATCAGCTTTTGTCCATGGCCATGCCGATTGGAGCTATCTTGGACTATGCTGGACCAACGCCGCCGCCTGGTTATCTCGTGTGTGATGGCAGGCTCGTCAGTAGGGTCACGTATGCGGCCCTATTCGCGGCTATCGGGACATTCTGGTCTGCAGGGGATGGGAGCACAACTTTCGGCCTCCCGAAAATCCAGGGCCGCGCTCTGGTTGGTCCCGGCACCGTCACGGACCAAAATGGCACCACGCTGTCGCTGACCTTCGCGCAGCAGCTCGGCTGGCTGTCGAACCAGATCCTGCAGACGCATCTGCCCAACTACGCGCTCTCCGTCACGGCGGCCGGCACGCATAGCCATGGCGGCGCCACCACCAGCGACGGCTCCCACGCGCACACCATGGATACGCAGGGCAGTCATACCCATGGCGGCAATACGGGGGGCAACAGCGTCGCACACACCCACTCTGGCGTCACCGATCTGCAGGGTGACCATAACCACACCTACGCTGGGATGTTTGCCGCGGGGTCTACGAATATCGGCACCGGGCCGTTTGCCATGGGGGGCAATGCTACCACCAGCACGAATGGCGCGCATCAGCACAACTTCACCACCGGCACCGAAAGCGCATTCCATACCCACGCAATCATCTCTGACGGCAGCCATGCGCATACCATCGCTGTGGCCGGCGCTCACAGCCACACCATCAACTCGGACGGCAGCCACGTCCACACCATCAACCTCGGTGGCGGCGGCACGCTGTTTGGCCTGATGCAACCCGTGATCGTGGTGACCAAGATCATCTATGCCGGCCAGCAGGCGGTGACGCATGCCGTGGCCGAGGCCGCGCCGACCATCGAGGGTCGCGACGAACTCACCGCCATCCGCGAGGAACTGGCACAGTTGCGGGCCATCCTCGCCCCGGCACGCTCGCCACGGCTGCTGTCCGCACCGGCGAGGGGCATGCACTGACGATGGTTAACCGGATCTACAGCACCGATTGGCACAACCACGTGATACCCGTTCCGTGGTCAGGCTGCTGGTTATGGGAAGGCCCTGTAAGAAAGCGGTATGGGTATCATACACTAAATAATTCCGATCGCCTCGTGCATCGTTTGGCATGGGAAGAGTCTTATGGCCCAATCCCTGTCGGCCTGGTGGTCTGCCATCATTGCGATGTTCCCCTGTGCTGCAATCCCGAGCATCTGTTCGTTGGGACACAACGTCAGAATATTCATGACATGATGGAAAAGGGACGAGCGCGATGGGGGGTGTTTCCCCAAGCTGATGGAATTGAGCGATGCATTAACGGCCATGAATACACACCGGAAAACACGTCGTTCCAGGCGGGAGGGAAACGCCGGCGCTGTCGGATATGTTATCGCGCCAGGAATCGGATATTTAGGCTTTCGCATAACGACAGACATAACGAGCTTGCGCGCAAATACCGGCAGCAAAAGCGGGATCGTCTGGTATGCCAAGAGTAGCCCAGGCACCGCCCCCAGGCGTCTGGCGCAACGCCACGGCCGAGGCCAGCTCTGGGCATTGGTACGACGCCAATAACGTGCGCTTTCGCGGCGGGCAGTTGCAGCCGATCGGCGGTAACGTGGCACAGCCCGGCACCACGGTTTCCGATCTACCGCGTGATCTGCTGACCTGGCACGACAACGCTCGCGTGCGCTGGGCCGCGTTTGGCACCGACAGCAAGCTGTACGCCTACCGCTTCGACCTCCAGACGCTCTACGACATCACTCCGTCCGGCGTCGGGCCGCTTGATCCGCCCGGTGCGCTGGTCGGCTACGGTATGGGCGACTATAGCGCCGACGCCTACGGCACCTCGCGCGATGCCGCCGATATCGGTACGCAGGACATCGCCGCGACCATGGGCGACAGATGGGCCATGGACACGTTCGGCGAGGATCTGCTGATTGTGCCGACGCAGGACGGGCACCTCTACCGCTGGTCGCCGCAGACGCCCGCCACGCTGCCGGTGCTGGTGACCGCCGCGCCCACCAACTGCCGTGGCGTGGTGGTGACGGATCAGCGCCACGTCGTGCTGCTCGCGGCCGGTGGTGACCCACGCAACATCGCGTGGTCCGACCAGGAGAACCCCGACGTTTGGCTGCCCGATGTCACCAACCTCGCGGGCAGCAAGCTGCTGCAGACGCAGAGCTACACCATGACCGCGATCAAGGTGTCAGACGGCGTGCTGATCTACACTGCGAATGACTTGCATAAAATGACGTACGTAGGAGCACCGTATGCTTACGGTATCGTCCAAATTGCGTCTGGATGTGGGCCTATTTCCCCACGGGCTGTCGTCGGAGTCGGCTCTTTTATCATGTGGCCCGGCACGCAAACTTTTTGGACCTATCAAGGGTCAGTGCAGCCGTTGGCGTGTACCGTACAGGACTGGTTTTTCAGCCTAGTCAACCGCACCATGGCCGGTCGTGTGTTTGCTAGTCCGAACCCGGCTTTTTCGGAGGTCTGGATCGATTGGCCGGACGAGGACAGTTTAGAGTGCAATCGCTACGTGGCGTTCAATTTCGCTGATCCCGCACACCCCTGGACCATAGGGGTTCGAGCGAGAACGGCCGCTGATCCCAGCGGGACGATGGACAACCCGATTTTGGGCGGTGGGCTGGGTACGGGTGGTTCACTTTTCCTCCACGAGTACTCCTACCTTGATAACGGCGTGCCACGCGCGCCAAACGGCGAGGTTTATGCAGAGAGCGGGAACATAGTCGTTTCGGAGGGAGATAAAAGAGTCCATTGCAAACAGGTCGTCATGGACGCCATCACGAGCGTCGATAACATGATTGGCGTCAGATTCTTTCCGCGTGAACAAGCAGCCGATGCCGCGTCAGAGTTCGACACTGGCCTCTACTCCGTGGTGCACGGAGGTTTAATGGATGTAAGGTGGTCGGGACGGTCTACTCGGATGCGGATTGAGGCGCTTGCTGATGGTCCGTTTGCACTGGGTCGTCTCCGGTTAGAGATGAGGGTGGGGGGGCGCCGCTAGTATGGCGCATCCACCTAAGAGCCAGCGCCGCGCGCTGTTTGTCGGTTATCGAACCTCGCCCCTGATGGGCTTCAGACATACGCTTGCGAGACTCTGCGCTATGCTTTTTCCCTTGTTGGGATGCCGACATGCGCTCGCGTGTCTCAATGCTGCATCGGCGACCAATGTGTGCTTCCAGGTGGTTCTCAGTCTGCGTGCAGATGCGTACGTTGCCAACATCGTATGGTCCGGTGTCGCCAAATCTAGCCATGACGTATTGGCTCTTTTTCACGCCCCTTTGTTCCCATTTCCCCGATGCCTGCCAGATCGCCAGCCATTGATCGAACGTGAGAAGGAACGGGATATTACGCTTTTTGGCGCCCCCTTTGTGGGTGTTATAGGCAGCCTTCATCGGGTCGGCGGCAGCGCGGTAAATGGGGGCTTTCTCTGGGTGGGCGGCCCGCCACGCTCGTTGCCATTCGGTATGGTATACGCGCGCCGCTTCTTTGTCCTTATATGGCATAGCCTTCGGTCCTCTTGGTCAGGGTCGCGGGTCAGGGGCGCCATCGGTGCTGATACATCGATGGCGTCCCGCTTATACCACACTCCGTTGCGGAGTGCATGCTAGATGGCTCGCCCCTATCATCCGCCGGCCCCGTTTACCGCGCCAGTCAGCGGCAACCTGGAGCAGCGGCTGGCAGCAATCGCCGATGCGCTGAACCGCAAGCAGGATGCGGGTGGCACATCGACGGCGTTTCCGTTCATCGGAATGGTCTCGCCGAACGGCACGACATGGCGGCTGTCGGTGGACGACGCTGGCACCGTGGTGACCGAGATGGTGCCGCGATGACCGAGGATGAGCGGCGTGCTCGCATGGAACGCGCTCTACAGCACGGCGGGCCAACGCACACGCTGGGCGACGTGGCGGGGTTGATCTGCGAGGGCAAGGCGCAGTGGTGGCAATACGGCGATGGCATGATCGTCACCGAGATCCATGACTTTCCGCTGCGGAAGGCGATTCACTACTGGCTGATTGCCGGCGAGCTAAAGCAGTGCCTGGCCCTGGAGCATGAGATCAATCCATGGGCGATCGAGCATGGCTGCACGGTGGCGACGGCATGTGGGCGTCGAGGTTGGGGCCGCGTTGCAGCGCCGACCGGCTGGCGACCGTTTCATCCTAACTTCTACAAGCCGCTGACAGGGGAGGCTGACTATGGGCGGCGGCGGTAAGGGCGGCTCGACCACCACCAACACGTCGCAGCAGGGAATGACCGTCACCCAGATCCCGCAGTGGTTGCAGGATGCTGGACAGAGCGCGGTCGGCACGGCGCAGCAGCTCGCGCAGCGCCCCTATGTCCCCTATACCGGCCAGCAGGTGGCCGACGTTCCGCAGGATACGCAGGCGGCGTATCAGGGCGTGCGCGATCTACAGGGCATGCAAGATCCGGCATTCCAGGCATCCGCCAACGCCTATCAGGGCCTGCTGGGCAGTGCGTCGCCGGTCACCGCCGGTCAGGTTGGTGCCGATACCGGGCAGCTCTATGGCGGCTACCAGCAGAACGTGATGAACCCCGCGCAGGGGTTGTTGAGCGGCTATCTCGGCAATGCGTCACCGGCCACCGCGCAGCAGGTGGGCGCGAACGCCACAGCGCTGATGTCGCCATACAGCCAGAACGTCATCGACCCAATGCTGCAGGCCGGCCAGCAGCAACTCGCTCTGGCCAAGCAGGGCATATCGGGGCAGGCCAACAACGTCGGTGCATTTGGCGGCTCTCGGCAGGGCGTGCAGGAGGGCGTGGCCGATGCGCAGACCGCGTTGGGCACCCAACTGCAAGTTGGCAACATGCTCAACCAGGGTTGGGGCCAGGCTTTGACGCCGGGCTACAACTTGGCCTCGCAGGCATCGCAGCAGGGCTACAACGCGGCCAATATGCTCGCTGGGCTGGGGCAGCAGGGCTACAACGCGGCGCAGCAGCAGGCCGGCACGCTGGGCGCCAACAACCTGCAGGCGGGGTTGACCGCCGCACAACAACTGCCGACGCAGGCGCTGCAGAACGCGAACCTCACCCAACAACAGGCCGGGGCGTTGCAGGCGGCAGGTGGCTCACAGCAGCAGCAGCAGCAGGCGCTGCTTGATGCCCAGATGGGCAATTTCTACCAAGCACAGGACTGGCCGGTGCAGAACCTCGATCTGCTGCTATCCTCGGTGGGTGCGGTGCCCTACGGCACGACATCAAACACCGCAGGGTCCGGCACCTCGACCGCGACCAAGAACCCTGGGCTGCTCGATACTATCACCGGTGCTGCTGGCCTTGCGGCCAAGGGCATCTCGCTGTTTGCCTAGGAGAAGTCGATGTCGATCGGCAGTTGGGTTTCTGGATTGTTCGGCGGCGGTGGATCGTCCGGTAGTCTTGACCCTGGCGCCTGGCAAGACGACTCGACATTCTCCAGCCCCGGCACGGTCCAATTCGATCCCGCCAATACCGCTGCGCCGTTTTCAGGCATCAGCGACACCTCGCTACTATCCTCGCTCGGTTCGTCTGGGTCATCTGGCACGAACTGGGGCAAGGTCGCGGGCGCGCTCGGTGATCTCGCTGGCACTAATAAGGATAAGCAACAACAGCAGCAGCAGGCGCAGGCGCCGGCAGTCACTGGGCAGGCGCAGTCCGGCGGTGTGGGACGCCCCACCACGCAGGTGTCGCTCGATGCGCTGGTGCGGATGTTGGCCGAGCGGCGTAACCAATACATGCAAAGCGCGATGAGCGGCCACGCCGCGCCGGTGCAGCAATCGAACACGCGCGGACTTCTAGGGTTCTAGCATGGCAGATGACACCACCGCCCCGGCACCAGCAGCATCGCCGGACGTATTAGCGCAGCTCGCGCCGTATCTGGCGCTGTTGCAGCAAGGCCAGGCGCAGCCAGCGCGCGACGATACGCCGGTCGAGCGTAGCTGGGTGTCGAAGGTGGGCGAGGCGCTGGGCGGCCCGTTCCTGCTGCCTGGCATGACGCCGGCTGAGAAAGAAGTCGCGGGCCGTGCAGCGTTGAGCCATTTCGGCACGGGGCTGCTGAACGCCTCGGGCAACCTGCAGGGCGGCACGATCTTTACGGCGCTCGGGCGCGGGTTCGATGCGGCGGAGCGTGGCGCGCTCGGCGCGCAGCAGTTCGATGCGTCCACGCTTGCGGCGCAGCAGGAATATGCGCAGAAGCAGCAGGAGCTGCGGATTTCCGCGATTAAGGAGGCGCTGCCTCTGCTGACGCTGCAACAGCAGATGCAGCAGGCGCAGACCGCACGGCAGCTTGCTGGGAGTGGCGCGACCGCAGCCGCGCCGGTAGCCGGTGGCACCAACATCGCTACGGGCGGCAGCATCGCGGCGCCAACATACGAGGGCGCCATCGCCGGGCACGAGGGCGCCGGCAAGAACCCCAATTCGTCGGCAACGGGCGTCGGGCAGTTCCTCGACAGCACATGGCAGGGGTTCACCGCCGCCAATCCAGATCTGTTCAAGGGTATGACATCTGCGCAGGTGCAGGCGGCACGCAACGATCCGACGATCGGCGCCAAGGCGATCACCTGGCTGGCCCAGCAGAATGCCGATGCGCTGGTCAAACAGGGTGTCACGCCGTCTGGCCAGTCGCTCGGCATCGCGCATTACCTCGGCGCCGGGCCAACGGTAGCGATCATGGGTGCGCCGGACAGCGCGCCGGTCAAAGGCTTCGTAAGTGATGCGGCGGTCAAGGCCAATCCCGAGTTGGCGACGATGACCGCAGGGCAGTTGCGCCAGCGCTACGCCAACACACCATCCCCAGGCTTCCTGGGCACTGCTACGGCCGAGAAAACGCCAGCGCCCTATCAGGTGGCCGCGGCTGGCTCTGCCGTTCCACCGCCGCCTGGTGGCGCTCCTGCGGCACCTACGACGGATCTGACGGGGCCACGACCGCTGCCGCCTACCGGACCCGGTGCAGGAGTGGCCACGCCGGCGAGCATTGCCAATACGCCGGTTCAGACGGCGCAGGCGCAACCGCCAGCGGTCGCCACGGCCGTGGCTCCGGCCCCGCAGACGACGCCTACGCCACCACCGTCGCCATATCCCGACATCAAGGCGGGGGAGGGGCTGATCCGCCATCCGGGCACGTTCGCTGATTTCTACGCCAGCCAGCATGTGCCGCCGCCGGCCAGCGAGGATTTCAACCCGAACCTCAGTCCGGCGCAGCAAGCGGCGTATGACCTGCAGCGGCGGCAGATCTCCACGCTACCGATCGCCGAGCAACCCAAGGCTTATGCCGACCTGACGGCGACCATACGGGATGCCACGCAGGCCAAGGCCGAGGCGGCGGCGAAGGCGCAGACGGCGTACACGACTGCCGAGCGCGACAAGATCCAGGCGCGTTATGACCAGGCAGTTACCGGTTACACGACCGCCGCGCAATCGCAACTGACGAGCGCGCAGAAGCTCGCGGAAATCAATGCCCAGGCTGGCGCGACGGAGCGTACCGCTGCGCTGAATCCCATAAACACCGAAGCGGCCGCTTCCGCTCATCGTCTCGATGACCTCCAGGTGCTGAAAGGCTTTTCCAACAACCTGGGTGATCCGACGTTCCTGACCAGCCAAAAGATCGGCGGCAAGTCCCTGGCGGACATCATTTCCGGGGCGGGACTTGGGAGCCAGGCGCTTCAGGACAAGGCAGGGCAGGCCCAGGCATTCCATGCCGCGGCACTCAGTATCGTGCGCGATCTGCGCATGGGCGGTTCGGCAGCAGGCGAGCCACGCTCTAATCAGGATCTGACATTCATCACCAGTATGGTGCCGAGCGAGATGCAGAGTCCGGCGACACGCAATGCCATCATCTCGTATATCGAGCAGGTTAATCAGCGCCGGATGGAATATGCCTCCGAGGTCGGCCGGCTCGTCAACACGCCACAGTTTAGCAACAACGTCGGTGGGGCGATGCTCGCGGCGCGCCAAGGTATGAAAGATATTGTCCAGACGGTGCCGGAAGAAGTCGCAACGGGCGGCGGGGATATCGGCAAGCGGCGGCTCGACTGGTTCCGAAAAAATGTCCAGCCTGGGACATTCTACCGTGCTCCGAATGGCCGCATGCAAGTCTGGCACGGTGTGCCTGGCGATCCTGATTACACGCCGTAGCGGAGGTCGCCCGTGGCTTATGATCCCATAGCTGGCACCATGACAGATGCGGCCACGTCCAGCCCCGCAGTGGACGATACGACGCAAGCTGACACAAGCCGGCCTGGGCTTTTGGAACGATCCTGGAGCACGCTTAAAGAGGCGGCCGCGCATGTCGCGCGCGACCTCACACCTACACTGGCAATGCCTGGATCGGGGCCGTCAGGGGCGGCGTTCAGTAGCAGTCCACCGCCGCCAGGTCCGAGTGGTGGCTATGACCCGCTGGCCGGCACCTCGGCCGCTTCAGCGCCGGCAGCGTCACCGGACAACCTTCCGGTTCATGCGCCATTCATGTGGGGAATAGCGCGTGGCGTGAAGGATGTTACCGACACCGGCCACCGCATACTGACCGATGTCACGGGCGGCGATAAGGCCAAGCTACGCGCGGATCAACAGCAGGCTGAGAAAGACTACCAGGCGGAATACGGAGATAGCTGGACGGCTGGAGCCGGGCGCATCGCTGGGCAGACACTTGCGACAGCACCCGCGCTTGGTCCCGCTGGGACCGTCTTGCGTGGCGCGGTCCCCGCGCT